CCAATTAGCGCAGAAGTTCGCAAATCAATAGTTAACCGCCTAGAGAGCGCGTTAACTAAAACAGGAAGCGCATCATCACGCCTAAAAATGGCAAGCGCATCAATGAACGCGTTAGCCGAGAAGTACACAGATGACGAAGCAGGCTACGCAGACCTAATCGCCCGCGTATTCTCCATCGGCGCTCAAATTGGCGTGGACAATAAGAAAGAAGCCACACCAAAAACCAAGCGTGAACAGTGGCATGACGCAGACAGCGCAGAAGCACAAGCAATTCTCGCAGGTAAGAAGCCAAAGCCACGCAAGCAAGCAACGCCAGCAAAGCAGGACGGACAGGCGCTAATTAATGCGCTACTTGACGCGCTAGCAGGCGCAAGCAGATAGCCAGCCAACACAAACTTAGCCCCGTGTGCGCCAACGCGTACGCGGGGTTATTTTTTTACGCGTAAGCGCGCCGGGGCTCTGCCCCGGACCCCGCCGGGGGACACCCCCGGACCCCCGCGGATTACGTATCGGGGTCAAAACGCGACCCCGATGCTTTAAATCCGCAACGGCGGAAGGATACACTATCAGTTCTAATTTTTTTCACATCATATGAAGCCAGTATTTTATACTACTTTTAAACATGGTGCGTTCGGTTTACTATAGTTGAACGGGTTAGTATATATGTACCCGTAAACGAGCGTGAAGTAAATAGCGAGTTTCTCGGAGCGCTTAATGCGCTCCTCGTAGAGGGGGTAGTGAGGCGCCTAGAGGCGCCGAACGAAGGGGGAGATATACTGGAGGTTATATATGGGGTTTAAAGAGGGCGCTGAACATCATAGCGTTATAGCACTCCGTGAGGCTAAGGCCAAAGTTATCGATCTTGCTAGGCAAGGTCTATCTATCCAAGATGCCATTATCAGGTCTGGCCGCAAACCAGATGTCCTGAAGGATTGGAAGAAAGACTCTAAGTTCATGGCTGAACTTGAGAAGGCTAAGGATGAAGGTCAGAAGGCCCTATCCATAGTCTCAGGTGATGCTAAGTTTAAGATAGGCTTTGAGGAGTTCTCTAGGGAGTTCTTAGATAGCCCAATCTTCCCACATCATCAAAATTGGATTGACATCCTTGAGGGACGTGAACCTTCTTGGCTGCATCCATCTATGGTCTATGAACCAGCCTCATCTAAAAGACTTCTAATCAATGTGCCACCTGAGCACGCTAAGTCTACAGTAATCACAGTCAACTACTGTGTATATCGGATTGCGATGAATCCGAATGTTAAAATTACTATTGTTTCTAAAACCCAAGAACGTGCTAAGGAGTACCTGTACTCTATTAAGCAACGTCTGAACCATGAACGCTGGTCCAAGATGCAAGCCATCTATGGAAGTGCTGGCGGATGGAAAGAGGACTCAGATTCTTGGAAGGCTGATCGAATCTATGTGGCTCGTGACTCTACCGAAAAAGATCCTACTGTACAGGCTCTAGGTATTGGTGGTCAAATTACCGGTGCTCGTTCTGATCTAATTATCCTTGATGACGTTGTGACTACTACCAACGCTCATGAATGGGAGAAGCAACTACTCTGGCTACAACGAGAAGTTATCACCCGTCTTGGTGATGCTGGTAAGTTACTTATTGTAGGAACACGTATTGCTAGCAACGATCTCTATCGAGAGATACGTAATGCTGAACACTGGTCTGGTGGTAAGACACCATTTACATATATGAACATGCCAGCCGTATTAGAGTTTGATGAGGAACCTGAAAACTGGGTTACTCTATGGCCTAAGTCCCATATACCATGGGAAGGTTCAGAGGAAGAGGTTAAACCTGATGAAAATGGGTTATACCCAAAATGGGATGGTCCCGCGCTATTTAGGCGCCGAAGTGAAGTTTCAGCCTCTGCGTGGGCTTTGGTTTATCAGCAGCAAGACATACAAGAGGATTCTATCTTTTCCCCTGGTTGTGTGCAAGGTTCAATCAACAGGATGCGAAAAAGAGGACCATTAAAACCAGGTATCCCAGGACATCCTAAAGAGGCAGGTGCTTTCTACACCATTATGGGATTAGACCCAGCGATGAGTGGTAGAACAGCAGCAGTTATAATGACTGTAGATCGTATCTCACGTAAACGATATGTTTTAGATGTTGAGAATATGAAAGATCCAACACCTTCAAAGATACAAGAATTAATTGAGGACTGGTGTACTAAGTACAATCCTCAAGAACTAAGAATTGAGACTAATGCTCATCAAAAGGCTTACGCCTTAGACGCAGATCTAAATTCATACCTTGCCTCACGAGGCATTAGATTCTCAAGCCAATTCACTGGTAAGAACAAATGGGATACATCATTTGGTGTGGCTGCTATGTCTGGTCTATTTGGGACTATGCGTAACAACTTACACCAAGATAATAATCTCATTGAACTTCCTTCACAAGATGGTTCTGAAGGTGTTAAGGCTTTAATCCAACAGTTAATAACTTGGAAACCAGATACACGTGGTCCTACAGATTGCGTTATGGCTCTATGGTTTTGTGAACTAAGAGCACGTGAAATTATCAATAATGGAAAAATCAATCAAACCCATATTACTAATAGATGGGCAACTCGCAAGCAAATCGATAATCGCTTTACAGTAAATGTAAACGATTACGAGATGTCTTCGTACGAATAGGAAACTAATGGCAGTTAATATTGAGGTTATCGCGCAACGCGTTGACAATCTAAAACAGCGTTATAGTTCACGCGATGCTCGTATGGCAGATATCCTTGCTGTACGTAAGGGTAAGATGACCGAGGTGTTTCCTGATCTATTCCCAGAGGGAATGAATTCAGCGATGGTTGCTAACTTTGTTGATGTAGCAGCCCGTGACCTAGCAGAGGTACTTGCTCCACTTCCATCTTTTAACTGCTCAACTACTAATACAGTATCAGATCGTGCTAGACAATTTGCTGATAAGCGTGGAATGATAGCCAACAACTATGTATATCAATCACGTCTACAATCACAGATGTACTGGGGTGCTGACTGGTATTTCACTTATGGCTTTTTACCTATCCATGTTGAATTAGATTTTGAATCACAACTTCCTCGTATTCGAGTAGAAGATCCAATTGGTGCATATCCTGAGTTTGATAGGTTTGGCCGTTGCGTAGCATATGCTAAACGCTACATGAAAACACTTGGGGAGTTAGCAAATGAATATCCTGAATACGCTGGTGCAATACTTGGGCAACTTGGTTATAATCAAAATACCAACGCTATTGTGGAACTTATCCGTTACACAGATAGAAATAACATTGTTCTTTATGTACCTAGCCGTGGCAACCTAGTATTAAACTCTGCGAAAAACCCTGTAGGCAAGATGCTTACATTTGTTGCTCGCAAACCTGGTATCGATGAAGAACCTCGTGGACAGTTTGATGATGTTTTATACGTACAGTTAGCAAGAGCACGTTTTGCTAACCTAGGTATGGAAGCAGCAGAGAAGGCTATTCAAGCACCTCTAGTTGTTCCTACTGATGTAGTAGATTTGCCTATGGGACCTGATGCGATTATTCGCACAGCCCAACCGCAAGGCGTAGGTCGAGTACAACTCGATATACCTAATGCTGCCTTTCAAGAACAAGCAGCGCTTCAATCTGAGATGCGTCTCGGTGCTCGTTATCCTGAAGGTAGATCTGGAACAATCGACGCTAGTGTTATCACTGGTCAAGGTGTTCAAGCGCTTCTAGGAGCCTTTGATTCTCAAATCAAGGCTGGGCAAACGATTCTCGCTGAAACTTTTGAAGAAGTCATTAAGACTTGCTTTGAAGTTGACGAGATGGTATTTAATGTAGAGAAATCAGTTAGAGGTATAGCACAGGGTACTCCGTACGAGTTAAAGTACTTACCAAGCAAAGACATCAAGGGCGACTCTTCAATTGAAGTACGCTATGGATTGATGGCTGGTCTTGACCCATCACGCGCTCTAATTTTCTCTTTACAAGCATTAGGTGCTGAATTAGTATCTAAAGATTTCATTCGTAGAGAACTTCCTTGGTCCGTTAACGTTACTATGGAAGAACAAAAAATTGAAATTGAAAAAATGCGTGCTAACTTGAGTGCTGCTATTACAGCAACTGCACAAGCAATTCCTGCTATGGCTGCTCAAGGACAAGATCCATCTCCAATGATTAAGAATATTGCTGATGTTATTTCACGTACACGCAATGGGGAAAGCATAGAGAATGCTGCGTTAGCCGTATTTACTCCTCCTGCACCAAGTCCGCAGGAGCAAGCAATGGCACAGGCGCAGTCTGGAATGGTTCCACCAGGTTCACAAGCCCCAGTTGAGCAGGCTCCCCTGTCCCCAGCCCCTCCTGGATCCGCTTCTGGTGGAACCCCTCAACAAGGCGCACCAGATTTAATGACGATATTGGCAGGTTTACGAGGACAAGCATAATTAAGTAGGGGACAATGACTGCAATAGTTGGTATTCAAGGTAAAGGTTGGGCTGTATTAGGTGCAGACTCAATGACTACCTATACAGATAGACCCTATATAGCAAAAGGGTGCGACAAGATAGTCAAGGTTAACGAGTATTTAATAGCAGTTGCAGGTGATGCAACCGCTGGTGATGTACTTTACAATGTGTGGCAACCACCTAAAGTAATTAAAACACAAGATTCAGATCGCTTTATGATGATTAGAGTGCTTCCATCTATAAGACAAGTGCTTACAGAGGCAGGTTATGACCCTAATCCAAAGAATAAAAGTGATGATGATGCTGGATGGGATGCTTTAATCTGTTTTAATGGAAAGATATACCAAGTTACTGATGATTTTGGGTATATGCGTGACGATAAAGGTTTATACGGCATAGGTTCTGGTGGATCTTTAGCCCTTGGTGCATTAGCATCAATGGATACTGAGACAAAGACACATGCTAAAGCGGCAAGTGCCGCTAAGAAAGCAATTAACATTGCTATTCAGTACAATGTATGGTGCGGTGGACCCGTAAATATCAAAACACAATTTACTAAGTAGGAGATATAGTGTCAATTAATCAAGTTGTAAGTGGCGTTGGTAAAGATTCCAAGCGCACTGATAGAAATATTTCTGAAAGAGTAGCCAAAGTTCAAAGAGAAGCAAAGATTCAGAATGCTCCAGGTGGCCCATATAGCCAAAGAACTCAATTAGAGAGTATAGCGCAAGGTGCATCTACTGAAACACCTCAAGCAGTTATATCTCCTGCTCCAGCAAATCTTGTTGCATCTAATGTGGACACATCATTTTTAGATCAAGTTAATCCTAACCCAGGTCCAATAACAGATGGTGCTCCTGGTAATACTGCAGGTCGTCAACCAGAGGAATTACTTCCCCCAATTGATGCTCCTGACAATAATGCTCTTATTGCTCGTGCTATGTTTATGATGGATCCTACACCTCAAAACCGTAGACTCATGGAGTCATTTATACAAGAAGGTCGCTAATGTCTGTTGACCCTTTAGTAAAGTCCTGGAATAAACAAAAATATACAAGCCTATTTGATGTAGATCCTGTAGCAAATAACCTACCAAATATGGTAGATCAAGCAGTATCTGGTCTTGATCCTGTTACAATACAGAACTTTAATTCGCTTGTTAAAATGTTTCCTAATCAAAGCAAAGATTATTTAATCAGTGCTGCTAAGATTGGACTTAATGCTAATACTAAAGGCATTGAAAAACTATCAGCCAATGATGGACTTGCTCAGTTAAAACAAGATTTAATTAACGTTGATAGTATTAAAAGTGAGGCTGACAAAGACAAAGGTTTTAGAGAAGGCATCTACGGAGTTTTAAAAGGCGTATCTCGTGTAACATTTGCTACATTACAAGCACCTTACCAATATGTAACTAACGTAGGTAGAAATATCTATGCTAGATCTAGAGGTGAGATTAGTACAGGACAGTTGATACAGAATGTTCAATTATCAGAATTAGCAGGAGAAGAAACAAATCTAGGACAGTTACTCCGTGCTACTGCTGGAGTTGTAACAGGTAAAGGACCAGTTGATACTGGTGCAGGTTTCTTTATTAACCCTGAAAGTAAAGTAGGCGCTGGACAGGCTAAGGCTATGTCTGCTTATGGTCGTATCAATGGTAAATCATTTACCTTAGGTCGTTCAACATTAAACAGTTTGGGCGCTGATCCAAATGGTACACCATACCGTGTAATATCCGGTATTATTGATGCTACTCTTGCTGTAGGTACTGATCCAACTTTATGGGTTGGTCCTGGCGCTGTAACTAAAGTTATTTCTGGTGGAAAAGAACTTCAAAAAGCAAAGAGCGCTGCTCAAGCAGTTCTTGATGAAGCAGATGCCGCTAAGATAAACGATATTAAGAATCTTACAAAAGAAGAAAAAGCGTTAATTAAGCAAAGAGTTGGTGCTGAAAAGAAAGTACGCCGTAATATAGATAATACCTATATGAAGGCTGAAAGAGATTTAACAAAAGTTCAGCAATCTAAGAGTAATGCAATTGTTAAGAAATTAGAGAAAGCATTAACTTTTGGTATTGGACGTGGCGAAAAAGTAGCAGGAGATCCTGATACAGTAGCAGCAATTGCAGATGGGAGTATTGGCGACTTTGTAATTAAGAGTATTGCTGAGAAGAAGCCAGAAGGTGTAATTGATTCTATTGCCCAATTAGAGGCAGATTATATCAATACTGGTAAAACATTTACTGGTTTATATCTAGAAGAACTACCTGAGGCTGGTAAGTTACAATTTGGTGCATTTGACAATGGCGAATATATCGTTACTGCCTCTGCAAAAGAACCTTTAGAAGTCTATGATATTTCACGTACATACAAGGGTGTTTCAAATGAGGAACGTGCTCTTGAATTACAACGTCGTGCTAACTTCTGGGATGACTTACAATTAAACTTCCAATTAGATATTTCTGATGAATTAAGAACTGCTCTAACTAAGTATATCCAAAAAGGTGCTGATGGCAAGAATGCCATCCAAGCATCTATAGATGATATTGCTTTTGATGGTGGAGTAGAAAATGTTGCTACATTAATTGCTAGAGCCGTAGGAACTAAGAACGAAGAGTTAATAAGTCTTGTAGAAGATGCTGTTAAAGTTCAATGGCTTGCTGATGCTTATAGCAATATCCGTGCTATCAATGGTGGTATGGGTGGAGTTGTAGTTGTTAATGGTGCTAAAGTTGGAGCACGTCGAGTAGGCGTTACTGATGTTATTACATCACTATCTGGTAAAGCAGAAATGGGTACTGCCCTTGGTGCTAAACTAATTGCCTCAGTTAAAGATGCTCAACAAGAGATTTTAGAAGCAAGCACTGCATTAGAAAATGCTAAGGCTGCTAAAGCAGGACTTGATGGTAAATTAAAAGAGATTGAAATCTTGCGTGATTACGCAGCACAGGATCCAGAGTTAGTTGCTCAGATAATTAATGATCCTGAAAACATTGGTATTGCTAAGTTATTAGACTTAGAAATGGACATTGCTGATACTCAATACCTAAAAGAATTTTATAGATCTGAAGTTGGATTAATTGATGGCTTTGGTGGAACAGTTAAAGGTGACCTTAATAAGGCTGCTACTTATCTGTTAGGAAAGCGCTTTGCTCAGATTGCAGAGATCGTAGCAAAAGAAACAGACTTCTCCAGATTACATAGATTATTTGGTCGTAAACTAGATGTTGAAATGACTCAAGAACTAGTTGCTGCTACTAATGGAGATCAGGTAATATCTGTATTCCTAAAGCATTTAGCAGCACCTACATCTGATCCAAAAGTATTTCGTTCTCTTACTTTAAAAGCAGAAGCGGCAAAGATGGCTAACAGCCCAGTATTCAAGGTTGTTCCACCACTTGCTAATAAAGCAATTGCTCAAGTAGAACGTATTGAAAAAGGATTTGGTCGTTACTTTACTCAGTCTGTAGTATTACCTCTTGATGATATTGATAGACTTGTAAATGGTATGGAAGACTGGATGTCATCTGCTCAAATTCCAGATGAAATCATATCTACTACTATTAATAGAATTACATCTGCTACATCTTTAGAACAACGTTCTGGTATAGTATTTCAAGAGATTGAAAAGGCTCAAGTAGCCCTAGCAAATAGATTATCTCCTGGAGATGTTAATCTACAAGATGCAATACGTGAAGCATTCCGTGCTACTGGTAGAGAAAATGCTATTATTAAGCAGTATACACCTGAGAAACTTGCTAAAGGTGAACTTCCATCTCTTGATGGAGTTCTGTTAAATGGACAGACAACAACTCATACCTTTGCTGGTGACCAGGCTATATTTGAATATCAATTCCTAGATGATGTAATTAGATTACCTGATACTAGAGATATTAAGAAGTTAATTAGTAAATATAACGATCATAAGATTAAATACGGTACCAAAAACGCATTAGATGTATTTAATGCTGAGATTGGTGATCGTTGGAGAACTGCTCAATTAGCATTCCGTGTAGCATATATTATGCGCAACATTGGTGAAATGCAGTTCCGTCAATATTTCTCAGGACATGATTCACTATTTAACCATCCATTAAGTTATATAGCAATGATGATGGGTAGTCCAGATGGCGGTAAAGTAAGACAATTATTAGGTAAAGTTTTTTCCAAGTATGGAAATGATGTTAAAGGTAATAAACTTGTAGGTAAAGACGCAGAAGCAAATGCTGCCGTATCTGAGGCTATTGAAGAGAATTTTAACTTTCTTGCCAGAAATTATAACTCTGGAGATCCACGTTTTGCTTTCGTTGGTAAAATCTATGAGGCTGTAGGTATTGAAAGCGATAAGTATCACCTAGGTTTAGCAAACACTTTAATTCGTGCTCACTCCGATAGATTAATTCCACTTGTAGCCAGACACATGGATGGCCAAGAAGATGAATTAGTTCGTCTTATTATTGAAGGTAAAGGCGATAAGTTTGCTGGTATTTTAGAAGATTTAGTAAATGGTGGCAGAAACGGTGTTCAAACTGGAGACTTTGCCGCACTATTCTTAAAAGATCAGAAGAAGGTAAATGGAAAGTATAACCTTTCTCCTGATAATATAATACCTGAGAACGTAAAAGTATATTTATTTGACAAAGAATCTACTGGTTCTGTAGCCCGTTATGTAAATAACGTAGTTGGAACTGGACCTGGTTCTGTTAATATGCGTACTCTTTTGGCTGATGGACAGATAACAATTAATGGCAAGAACATTAAGATTCCTGGATATAAGCAAGCAGGAAACATTAATGACTTTGCAGATGAAGATAGTGCATTTAAGACTCTTATAGCCCGTAACTTCCCTAAGGAAGATATGACTGGCTCTACAGTTATCCATGTACGCGATAAGAGATTTGGTCCTCAACAGACTAAGTATCTAGATGCTGCTGTATCCTGGTTCTTTGATATTGCTACTAAAGTAGAGAATGTTGCTAACTTCTCACCTGAATTCCGTATGTCATATTGGGATCACGTAGGTCGTTATGTAGGCATGATTAATGATGATGCTTTAAATGAATTATTAGTTAATGCTAAGAAATCATTAGCCCCATTAACTATCAATGGTAGAAGCATAAGCATGCGTCGTCATCCTTCTCTACGTGCCATTAATAAAGAAATTGCTGCTCGTAAAAAGGGTAAGTCAGTTACAGATGGTATTAGCCTAGATACTATGAACTCTATGGCTGCTAAGAAAGCCTCACAATATACAAAAGATTTATTCTACGATGCTTCAAGGCAACGTCAATATGCGAATGCTATAAGATCTATATTCCCATTCGCCCAAGCACAATTTAATACAATGTACAAATGGAGTCAATTACTAAAAGATAACCCTGTACAATTCTATAAACTTGGTCGTGCATATAATGCACTTACCCAACAAGGTTCTAGTGCAATCTATGACCTAACTGGAACTAAGTATGATGAGAATCAGGGATTCTTTTACAAAGATGAATTTGGTGAGACTCGTTTCCGCTACCCATTAGCAGGAAGCATCATTGGTGCATTGGCTGGTAAAAATATTGATACTGCTCAAGCATTACAACTTACTGCTCCTGTACAGTCTTTAAACCTTGTATTCGGTGCAGTTAATCCTGCAATTCCTGGTATTGGACCTATGGGTCAGATTATCTACGGTGCAAGTGGTAAGTCTAAAGCATTTGGTCCTGAGTGGGATGCAATGCGTCAGATCATATTCCCATTTGGTGAGCCAGAAGGTATTCAAGATTTAGTATTACCAGCATGGTTAAAGAAATCATTCTTACTAGCAATTAATAACGGCACACAAGTAGAACGTGGTGTTAAAGATTGGGCTGGTTATTTAGCATCTACTGGCGATTATGGAGATAATCCATTAGCCAATGATGCTGAGCGTAATCAATTATTTAACGATGCTCGTGGACTATCTCGTTGGACAGGATTAATGACTGCATTTTTCCAGTCTATTGCCCCAGCAACACCTTCCCAAGAAGTCTTTGCTAAGGATTTAAATGGTTCTTTAAGAACTCAAACCTTCCTTTATAATGCTTTTGAAGAGATAAGCAAAAAGTATCCTGGTGATTACTTTGGTGCTGTAGGTGAGTTCTCAGATACCTTTGGTATCAAGAACCTATTACCTATCCTTGCTGGTTCTACACGAAGTGTTCGTGGTACTGGTGATGCCTGGTCATTCTTAAATAAGAATCCAGAAATTGCAGATAAGTATGCTACAAAAGCGGGAGATATAGTTCCTTACTTCTTCCCTGGTGGAGAAGCAGCAACTGCATACTACAACTGGCAAAAGGCTACAGGTCGTCGTCGTAATCTACGTCCTGAAGAGTTAGAACAATATGCTGAAAACATTGTTTACCAGATGGCTAAGTCTCAGATCTCTGAGGAACAAGCAGCCATGGGATATAGCGACGTTTGGTATACAGATGAGATAATCAAATTGAATGATCGATTTGGTGGTAGTGCTCCTGTTATGTCAGTTGATATTGGTTCTGCTGAAGAGAAGATAGCAAATGTTGGAAAAGCATTAGAAGATCCAGCATTCCAAGAGTCTCCTATTTATAATGAGACTGTTCAATTCTATGCAGCATATAAAGATTTAGAAAGATATTTACAGGAAGTAAGAACTACCGCTGCACCACAGGTGGGTGGAGGTTTCTGGCTTGCTAAAGAAGAAGCAAAGAAATTAGATAATTTAGCCACACAATTAATGATTAATAATCCAGCATTTGCTCGTATGTACTATGGAGTGTTTGCTTCAAAACTGAAGGTTGAGGAATAAGTTGTCAATTAACCAAGGACCACAATACTTATCAGAGGCTGCTAAACTTGCTCAAGTACAGTCAAAAGACTCTTTTGAAACCAAGTCTCAGGTATATTATAATCCTGCTGCGTATTCCTATGCAATTGGTAACTATCTTTTAAACTGGAGAAATGAAGAAAGTCCAGTTCCTGGATTTACAAATAAACTAGATTATATTCAAGCACTTCTTCGTGGAAGCGGAGCATCTAAAGATACTACTCCTCGTGGAGTTATTGGTAATGATGATACCAAGGCTATGCAAGAGGTATCTAGAATTGCTCTCCAGAATGGTGTTCCATTCTTGGATATGCTTAAAGAGTTATATACCACTAAAGGTCTTGGAAACACAGTAAAGTTTAGTAAGAATATTGCTACTGCTATAAAGTTATTAGATCTTACAGATGCTAAGTCTCAACTATCTAATGCTTACTATCAGGCATTTGGAGCATTTCCTTCTCAGGTTCAAATAGAGGACTTCCAGAAGGCATACAACAAAGAGGCTGAAAGACAAAAGGCTAAGACTACAACCTCAATGACCACACAGGGTGATGTCACCAGTTCAGTGACTAGGACATTAGGTGAAGGATTTACTGAGCAAGAACAACAACAGTTCCTTGCCAACTACCTTGTTAAGAACTTTGATGTTGCTACTCAAGAGGGTCTAGGTGGTCAAGCAAAGAGTATTTATGACCAAATCGTAGGAGTTCACAGAAACAACTTATTAGCAGAACCTGATCTACCTGCTGTAGCAAATGTTATTAAAGACGTATTAAAATCATCAGATGATACTGTTGCTACTCAGAAACTTAATGATTACTTTGCTAAGCAAAGAAGAGTTGCAGCCACTCAGTATCTAGGAGTACAGAATCAAGTACTTGCTGGTGATGATGTAATGACTTTTATATCTCCATTACAAGAGGTTCTAAGAAAATCATTTGGACGTACTGTAAATAATAACGACAAACTTATAGTTGCTGCTTTGAACTATAAAGATGAAAAGGGAAATTATAGACCTATGAATGAAATAGAGTTAAATAATTTGATTATGAATGATCCTCGTTATGCTACAAGTCCAATGGCTATTCAAGAAGCAGCAAGTCTAGGTGAGCGCTTGTCGCAGAAATTAGGTAGATAATGGTATCAGGAATGGTTAACCCTAGGCCAATAGCGCCTAAGACAACTGCAGCCCCTAAACCTACCGCTGCTCCTGTTGCTAAAACTACATCTGGTGGTTATAGTGGTATACCTGCAGTAATTGCAAAACCTAGCACTACTCAAACATTAAATTTATACGGAACTCCTGCAACTAATACTTGGACTTCTACTGCAACTAAGACTCAGGTTAGTACAAGTGGTAAAAAAGATACTGGAACAGTAATTCCAAATCCTTACAAAACTACAGGTGTAAATGAATTTGGTGGTGTAGGTACTGATGTATATGGACCAATTGGTGGTGGTGGCGCTGCACCTGTTACTAAGACAGTAGTAAGTCGTACACCTAGATATGATTCCAAAGGTAAAATTATTGGTTGGGATTTAGTATATAGTGATGGAACTACTGGATTTGAACCAAACCCTGCATATGGTCAGGAAGAAGATACCCAAGGTACTACAAATGTACAGGTTCTAAAGGCTTTATTATTAGCCAAGGGACTACCTGCCGACCTTGTAGATGACTCAGTAAACTTCTTACAAACATTATTAAAAGATGGCATTGATGCAGAATCTGCTATCAGTATTTATTTAAACAATAAAGAATTTACCACCAAGGGTGGAACAACAGTTAAGTCTCCATTCTATACAAAGTATGGTTTCTATAATGACGCATTGACTGAGAAGTATGATGCCTCAACATTATTCAATACAGTTGAGGGTTATAAGAATGTTGTTACTAAGTATAATGTTAACACTAAATTTGCTAGCACAGATTATATACAAAAGTATTTAAAGAACAAAAGAAGCGTTGCTGATTTAGATGCTTATGCAAATACTGCCAGATTAAAGGCATTAACAGCAGATCCTGCTAGTGTTAATACATTACGTAATTTAGGATATATTAGCAATGAACAGGATCTTACAGATTTCTATATGGATCCAAACGTCGGTACTGAAACAATGAAGCAGAATGTAAATACTGCAGCCTTTGCTATTGAAGCAATACGTAGAGCAAATCGTCTGACACCATTTAGCGCAGAGACTGCTAAGCAATACGGTGCCCAATTAACAGCACAAGGATTAAGTGAAGCACAAGTAAGTGCTCTTGCTTCTCAAGGATATGCAACAGTTGCAGAAACTCTAGAGCCTTTAACTAAGTACTCAGGTATTTATGAAGGTGCTGCTGCTAAACCTGCTAAATCTATTCAAGAAGAACTTGAACAAGAACAGTTTAAAGGATTAGAATCAGAACGTCGCAAGAGATTATCTGAACAGTATATAAAATCACTTCAAGGACAATCTGGACTAACAGCCCAAAGCCTAAGTACTGGAAGTATCTCAGGAATAATATAACTAGAATCCCGACATGGATCCATCGGCCCCATGCGGCGTATTAGACCGATAGTACGAGCCAATATAGATTCCCCTATTTATATTGCGGCGTACGCCAACTACTAGAAAAGGGAGAGGTTGCTATGAGCAACAACCGCGATAACTACTGGGATGAAAACGAAGATGAAGATGATGATGTTACAGTCGCATCTTTTGATTCAGATACAGACCTTGTAAAGAAACTACGCAAGGCCCTAAAGGTCGAGCAAAAGAGAAACAAGGAACTGGAGTCCTCCTTAGGAGAACTTACCAAGTCCCAAAGAGAGCGGGTTT